AGGAAATATGGCTCATCAGTCACTAGTGCCACTGGCGCTGTTTCAAGTTTAGCTCAAAATTTTGGTCGAACAGGAAAAGTGATAGGTGAATTCGTAAAAGTTGCTGGTTTTGCAGTAAATGCTTTCTTGAAACAAGCTGATCAAGTGCTTAAAGCATACGATGATATGGCTAGTTTTGGTGCAGCAAGTGACCTCACTACCAAGCAAATCACTGAGATGGGCTTTGCTGCTGGCTATTCCACTCAAAATTTGGACAAATATATTGCTATTCAAAAGTCCTTAGGCACCGATATGATAGGTTTGGGTAGTACTGTATCTAGCGGTGCCAAAACGTTTGGCGAATTATCGAAGCTTAATGAAAAAGAGATAGACAATTATCGAAGACTAGGTGTCAGCCAAGAACAATTCAATCAAAATCAAGCTGATAGTATTAAGTTGATGATGAGGTCAGGGCAGGTTGTCACTGACAGAATGAAAACAGACGGTACTCTACGTCAACGTACGGTTGAGTATACCGATAGTTTGTTACAGTTAGCGGCATTGACCGGTGAAAATGTAGATGCTCTGAAGAAACAAAAAGAAGCGGCAGTTGCTACGATAGCATCTCAGGTATTTTTATCAAATCAAAACAAGAAAGCGGCTGAGTTAGAAGAACGTGCATCTAAGGAAACGGATGAGGGTAAAAAACAGGAATTGATGGCATCCGCTACACAAATTAGAGGTGAAACAAAACGCACTGAAGATTTATTGTTAGTTGCAAAACAACAAATGAGTCCCGAAAAATTTGCCGCATTTAGTAAAATGGCTACAGTTGGTGTAGTTACACCGGAGGGTGGCAAAATATTAACCACAAATCCTGAGATTATGTCCTTTATAAAGGCTGTTAAAGAAGGCAAAGAAGAACCTATGATGTTGCGCAAGGAACTATCTGAAGGTACAGCCAGAATGAGAGATCAGTTTGGATTTGCTATTTCAGCAAGCGACGATGCAGCAACTCAATTGGGCGCAAGAGTTGAGGACTTCACTAACTTAACTCAAATGGAAGGTAAATCACGTGATCAGTATCGTAAAGAAATTGTAGAAGGTCGTTTCATGGCAACGGCAAATCCCGAGGACTTGAAAAAGAGGGAAGATGAGGTAAGAAAGCAAGCAGCAGTAGAGTTAGATGCAGAGAAGAAGAAAAGCCTTCTAGGACAAGCCGATCAGTTAAAAGCAAAAAGAGAAGATCCGGCGTTGGTTATGAGAAATAACATGCTTAATACTGAACGAGATGCTCAGATAGTGTTATCTAAATTGTTAATGGATTCTAACCCGTTAATTAATGGGTTCACGCTTGCAACAACGGCTGCTACTGTGCTTGCTGCGGCTGCAGGTGCGGCAGCCCTAAGCTTAGGGTATATGGCAGGCAAAAATATGCTAGGGAAAAAAGACTCGGCCGGAGCTGCAGGAGGGACGCCACCGCCGGCGGCGGCAGACTTACTAGATAAAAACGGTAAACCATTAACTGGAGCTGCAAAAACTGCTAGAGAAGCAAAATTAGCAAGAGAAGCCGCCGCCGCAATTCCGGTAGCGACCCCATCAGTACCCACACCAGCTGCTGGAGCGGCAGCCGGCGGATCTAAGTTAGCAAAAGCGGCATCTTCTTTAGGTAAACTAGCAGGACCGTTAAGTAAGTTCGCAAAAGCTATCCCTGGAGTAGGGGCAGCCGCCGGAGTAGTAACTGGTGGATTAACGGCATATGAAGGTGTAAAAAAGTCTGACGAAGATGTAGCATCGGGAAAAATAACAAAAGATGAAGCTACCGTACAGAAAGCAGAAGCTGTAGGTAAAGGTACTGGACAAGCTGCAGTAGCAGCAGGTGGTGCTTGGGGTGGTATGGCCGCAGGCGCTGCTTTGGGAACTATGTTATTTCCGGGAATCGGTACTATTATTGGTGGTGCATTAGGAACAGCAGTCGGCGGATATCTAGGCTCAAAAGGCGGCGAAATGATAGGTGAGAAAGTTGGCAAAGTGGCCGGCGAGAAAATGATCGCAAAACCTATTGTTCCAACTGCAACTGCAACCCCAGTCGTTCCAACTGCAACCCCAGTCGTTCCAACTGCAACCCCAGTACAGAATACCGCCGCGTTAGATCCGGTGATGGATGTTATTGCCAAGCAAACTGATTCCACAGAAAAACAAGTAGTTATCACAACTTCATTTAATAAAAAATTAGAAGAGGCAACTATCTCTCTAGGAAACTTAACGGTTTCATTTAATAAGTTCAACACTTCCCTGAAAGACAATCTAGATACTACCAAAGATACCGCTACTACAGAAAAGGCTAATGCTGATAGTATCAAGGGTGCGTTTATTGATATTGACAAATTACGAACTCAAATAACAACTAACAAAAATGTTAGCAGTTCGATGCCCGGCACTCAAATAACAACTAACAAAAATGTTAGCAGTTCGATGCCCGGCACTCAAATAACAACTGAAAAAAATGCTAGCAGCGTGATCGCCGGTGGTCAGACATCGATGTCCAAAGAACAGCAGAAATGGTTAGGTGGAGCAGATGTCACCGATCCATTCATTAGAGAACGAATGAACAAAGCGATCCCTCCTAAACCAACTGGTGAAGGTGGGGATATGTCAAAATATTTACAATCTATCGCTATGATTGAATCAGGCGGGAATACTAACGCCAAAGCAAAAACTAGCTCTGCTGCAGGGTTATTTCAGTTCACAGATGCTACGTGGAAAGATATGACTAAAAAGATGGGTAAGGATTACTCATTAGAAGATAAGACAGACCCAGCAAAAGCAACAGAAGTTGCAGAATTCTTTACCAAATTACAAAAGACACAGTTAGAAAAAGGTACTGGAAAAGAGGCAAACTCTACTGATATGTACATGGCTCACTTTTTAGGTGCCGGTGGAGCAACATCATTCCTAAATGCACTGGGCAAAGACCCGTCTAAGTCGGCAGCAGAACACGTAGGCAAAAAAGCCGCAGACGCTAATATTGGCATATTCTATGATCAAAGTGGTAAACCTAGATCGTTAGATGAAGTATATAAGTTGATGGAATCTAAAATTGGTAAGGCAGAACAGTCAGTTACTGCAGGTGCATTTGGCGGTAAACCACTACCGGACGCTGTAGCAAAAATAGGCACATCGGCTACAAATAAACCCTCAACTATGGTTGCATCTGCTCCAGCAACACCCACAGCCGCAATCTCATCTGCTGCTCCTAGCAGCGGCGGAGGCACTAAGGTAGCCTCATTAACACCTAAAGCAACTGATACTGTTACTACAAGAGGTGTATCATCTTCATCGAAGGGTGATAAAGACGCAGGTAGTGATATGAAAGATTTACTGGCGTTTACATCTAACACCGGTAGCATGGAAAACTTCAAGGATTTAAATGGAAACTTACAACAACAAATACTGGCCGCTGCTGCTGACTACAATGAAACTACGGGCAAAAAATTAATAATTAATAGCGCAAAAAGAGCCAGCGAAGATCAACAACGCTTGTATGATGAGACAGTAAAAGCGGGTAGACCAGGAAAGGGTCCTACTGGAATGGCAGTTGGTAAGCCAGGCAAGAGCGCACACGAAAGCGGAGATGCGGTAGATATTCAACAGGGTAAGGGTGACTCTGTGGCCATCGCTGCGCTTAACGCAAAAGGATTACAACAGACAGTAGCCAATGATCCGGTACATTTTCAATTGCCTAAAGCTAAGAACGGTGGAATATTTAACGGGTTAGAAAGTGGATTTCCTGTTGAGTTACACGGTGGCGGCGGAGGTGAGTTGATAAAACGATTAGACCCTAATTCTATACTAGAAAAGTTAGCTACAACACCAGCACCAATTGAACCCCCGGCTGCTCCTACTGCGGTAGCGGCTGGCCCAGTCTCAACTATTGACACCATTATGGGAGATATGGTTAGAATGAACGCTAGTATGATGGAAATGATGACTGATAAGTTAAATGTGATGATAGACAAATTGGGAACTAGCAATGATCTACAGGATCAGTTATTAAAGAATTCACTAGTTTAACACTAAATATCTTAGCAAAGTAACTAATATGACCTATAAAAAGAAATTTTTAAACAAGAGTGGTGTTTCTAGTCCTATATCAGGGATGAATAGTAACGCTGGAGCCTGGAACGGAAGTCCCGGTCAAAATGGCAGTTCAACTGGAGGCTGGAACAACACTGAGTTTGGTTATAAGAATTACATGAGTAGATTACCGGAAGTTTATACCGGCCATCCAAATCGAGTAGAGCGTTATAACCAATATGAAATGATGGATGTGGATGCTGAAATAAATGCGTGTTTAGATATTATTTCTGAATTCAGTACAATGAAAAATGAGCACAATAAAACTCCTTTTCAGTTTGAATTTAAAGACGAACCAACTCCCCACGAAGTTGATTTACTTAAAACTCAGCTACAACAATGGTGTAAACTCAACGAATTTGACACAAGAGTCTTTAAAATATTTAGAAATGTTATTAAGTACGGAGATCAAGTATTTGTGCGCGACCCAGAGAACTTTAAACTATATTGGATTGATATGGTTAAAGTTATCAAAGTTATCGTCAATGAGAGTGAAGGTAAAAAACCTGAGCAATATGTACTAAAAGATTTGAATATTAATTTACAAAATTTAACGGTTGCACAAAAAACAAATTCTGATTTTGCCGCAAATCCGGCAACTGGCCTAGGTGGTACAGGTGGCGGTGGTAGTGGTGCAGGTGGTGGATACACGGTGCCCAGTATGCCGTATAATACATCTGGGTCTAGGTTTACGCTAGGTCAAAGTGAAGCTGCAGTGGATGCCAAGCACATGGTACATTTAAGCTTGACTGAAGGATTGGATAGATTTTGGCCGTTTGGACAATCTATCTTGGAAAATATCTTTAAAGTTTACAAGCAAAAAGAATTGTTAGAAGATGCAGTGTTGATTTATCGTGTTCAACGCGCACCTGAACGTAGAATGTTTAAGATTGACGTTGGTAATATGCCAAGTCATATGGCTATGGCATTCGTAGAGCGCATAAAAAATGAAATACATCAACGCAGAATCCCATCAATCTACGGTGGGCAAAGTGTAGTAGATGCCACCTACAACCCGTTATCAATGAACGAAGATTACTTTTTCCCAGTCACTGCTGATGGTCGAGGGTCATCAGTTGAAGTGCTACCTGGCGGACAAAATCTAGGTGAGATAGATGACTTGCGATATTTTAATAATAGATTAGCTCGTGGATTACGTGTACCAAGTTCATATTTACCTACTGGTCCTGACGATT